AGAGGCACACCGTCTAGTTACGAAAGTCTTGGCGGGTACACCCGAGATCGCGAAAGCTGATTGTCGGGTTGCTACTCGTAGAGGAGTACCTCTAATAATTCCGATAGAACTTCGTACTCTTATTGAGTCCGGAGATATCGTCGGTATTAGAATTACTCTCTCCATACTGTCCTTATTTCGGTTAATAAAGGCTACTCCAAAAGAGAATTTGAGTACGATCACTCGACCATTTGAAGGTCTAGGATCCACTCTAAATCTCCCGGAGATAGCTCTCGCTTTAAGTCCACTGGATTATAAGACTATACGTCTTAGACCCAATGGAAAATTATTGCAATTAACGACGGCAGGACCCAATTTCCATACATCAGGTGTAAGTGGTGGTATTGATGCTTATGCATTTCACACTCACTACCCAGGCCTGATGGGAGCTTTGGAGAAAGTATGTAAAATAACAGCACCGGCAGTCTGGAAATTATTCCAGGACGACGTGGAATATTATACAGATGGTTGGCACGAGTCATACCTACATTTGAACACTAAAGAATCTAATGAAATTCAGAAGAAACTTGATGATGCCAAATTAGGTCGACTCTCACGAAAGTTCGAGGCAGCTGGTAAAGTCAGAATATTTGCGATTACAGACCTTTGAACTCAAAGTGCATTGAAGCCTTTACACGATTATTTGTTTGCCATCCTAAGGCTTATACCTCAGGATGGGACATTTGATCAGTTAAAGCCTCTTAATGCTCTATATGAGAAAGGCTGTACCACATTTTATTCATATGATTTAACCGCTGCTACCGATCGGCTTCCAATTGATTTACAAGTTCAAGTTCTCCAGACCCTTAAAGGTCCTGAGTTAGCTTTAGCTTGGAAACAATTGTTAGTTGATCGCCCATGGTGGCTTGATGGTGTACCTTATAGGTATGCCGTTGGTCAACCTATGGGGGCTCTGTCTTCGTGAGGGAGTCTCGCGCTCACTCACCATATCATCATCCAAATCGCCGCAAGGCGAGTGGGTTGGTCTAAATGGTTTGACTTGTATGCCGTTTTAGGTGACGACGTCGTAATCGCTGATTCTTCAGTGGCTAAGGCGTACGTTGCTCTAATGACATACTTAGGTTTGGAC